GTCGTTTGACTTATATTTAAGTCGGTTCTGTAAAATTCAGAAACGTGGTTTCCTCGGAACAAAATTATCATATTGTGTAACTCCCGCGTCCAGTTATGGCCACACGAACACCTGCGGTTATTGCTGCCGCGCTGGCTGGCGCTTTGAGCGCGACTTCGTGCTCTGCGGCTATTATTACATCAGCGTTATTAACGGTCGTTTTTGTCACAACGCCGCTTGTGCTTATGGAAATGGTCCCGACCACAGACCCGTTGTCCAGCACGTTTATGTTGAGCACCGAGGAGGGGTTGCTGCCGGATACCCTCACCACCCAGTCATCCAGGTCCGCCAACAGGGTCAGCTCCACCGGGGTGACGTAGGAGAGCAGCATCTCGTTGTTTGCCATCGGGGGTGAAAAGCCCCCGCCAAACTCGCGCACCAAAGGTGCCGGAGGCCCCGGAGGGCCGGGGTCTCCGGGAGGGCCGTCGGCTCCCGGCGGGCCGTCGGCTCCCGGCGGGCCGGGTATGCCGCCCAGCGCCAGAAGGTCGTCGATGAGAAGCCGAAGCTGCTGAATGAGCACCACCACCCAATCCAACGCTTCGGTCATCACCTTGGGGTAGATACCGCCGGCATTGTTGAGGTCAGTGGGTTGGGTGAACGGCACGTCGCTCGTTATGCGGAGTTGCTCGCCGTCAGCCAAAGGCGCAGACAAGATGACGTTGCCCCCTGGCGCGATGTTCTGGTCCGCGTTGAGCACCACATCATAGTGGCTACCCAGCACCAGCACGTTGACGCCCCCGCCGACACTGATCCGCTCGACATAAGTGTCGGCAGGTTTGAACACCTTGAAAGCGAACGGGAACACCGTGGCGATGCCATCACCCAGATACGGCCCCGCCCGCCGGTTTTCAGTGCTGATCGTCATCGCCGACCAGGTGTAGCATTGACGGCGACGGGTTTGTGTCGCGTGGTCCTAGCTCGCCTTTCGCTCCGGTCCCACCAGCAGCACCAGCGGGTTGCTGGTCTCGCCGTCGGCCAGCGCCCGGAAACCCCGCACGGTGCGATCCACCTGCCCCGCAGGATAGTGCAGCACGGCTCCACCAACCCGGTTCACCGCTCGCCACAGCGCTTCGTCGGCTTCGCCCTGCACGATCTGGTCTTTGAGACCGGCGGCGTCGGACAACACCCGGAGACCCGCCGGTGATGTGTAGCGCATGTCGGTCGAGACCATGGAGCCGATCTCGCGCAGGCCAACCATCGTGCCCAGGAAGAACCCCAGGTTCTCGCGGATCAACGCCGTTGCCAGCGCCTCGTCGTCCTCGTCGTCACCCCCGCCGGTCAGCGCCTCTCGCATCAGAAAAGCGACCGTGGTGGGGATGAAACTGACAAGCGCCACGTCAATCAGGAAATAGGGCAGATGCTTCGGACCTTTGAGCCGCAGCTCGCCCACCTCCTCGCTGATCTGGTTGTAGGTCAAGTTCATGTAGCTGTAGAAGTTGGTGAACAGCTTCATCAGCGGCGAGCCGCGCTGCACCTGGGCCAGGTCCTTGGTCTGGCCCGACCCCTGGGCGTCGATCACCGCTTGATCGGCCAGCGCTACTGCCCGTGCCTCGTCGGGGTTGCCGTGCTTGTCGAGGTTTGACGGCGAGGCCATCGCCCGTTCGTAAGCGCCGATCCATGTGGGCACGTCGGCCATGAGCTGCGCCCGGCTGATGAAATAGAAGAAGCTGTCCTGCACTGCTGTCAGGACGCCGTTCTGGTCGCGCATCACCTTGTTGCGGATTTCGTTGATCTCGCGCTGCTGGGTGTCCACACGCCCTGCCATGAACTCGCTGCGCTGCTTGATCCAGGTGGTCGAAGCCTTGAGGCTGGCGGCGTCCTTGAATACCCGCGCGATGCCGACACCCACCCATTTGGGTCCGATGGTGCGCACCGAGTTGAACAGGCCCAGCGGCTGCAACAGGGTGGTCATCAGGTTCCACCCCAAGCCGGCGATAGTGGTGCCGGTGCGCAGGTGGTTCACCGCCGCCTCGAACGTGTTCTGTGCGCCCATCTCGCCGGCGGCCATGTCGGCCAGCGCCGCCCGCATCGCGCGCAGCACCTCGGGGCCGTAATAGGCGCGGATGGCCGCGTCGATGGGGCCGGCGCGCAACAGCCGGTTGGCGTCGATCAGCCACTCGTGCCAGGCCAGATCGTGCGTCACCTCGGTGACATGCTGAAAGATCACGCCCAGGTCCTTGCGCACCGGGCGCTTGACGCTTTCGACACGGGCCTGGGTGTGACCCCGGCGGGTCGTGGCGCGGGTGTAGAGGCCCTGCATCGCCGAGCGCACCAGCTCCGCCGCCTCATCGGCCTCAGCCTTGGACGAGCGGTTGGGGTCATATTTGATCGGGTAGTAGCCGCCGGCGAGATTGATGGTCTGACCGTCGGCGGTGGTGATCGTGAACGGGGTGCGTTCGACCCGCTCCGGCACCACACCGCTGACGCGCCGTTCCTTGGCGGCGATCTGCGGCCAATAGCTGTCGATATAATCCCACACCGCTTGCACCACCTGCCACTGTTCTGCGGTCAGCGTCGCGCCGATGGCGTCGATCTGCGACGCAGACCAGCGGTCGCCTTCGTTCAAACGCAGCCGGTTGGTCTCGTTGCCCATGTTGAGCGCCACCGCCAGGCGGCCTTCAAGGCTGAGGCTGCGCCCGATCTCAGGGATGAACAGCTTCTTGCGCAGCCCGCCGGCTTTCCACAACGGCTTGAGAATGTCGTGCAGCGCCCGCGTCGCTTCGGCGCGCATCCGGGTTTCGGTATCTCCGGCGGCGTTCATGCCGCGCACGAACAGCTCCCACAGCGGCCCGCCGTCCTTGAAGCCGTCCATCGTGCGGATCAGGCTGGCAAACTTCCTGTGCATGGCAAAGAAGCTGGCGACGCCCGACCGCGCGCGGTCGAGCCATTGGTTGCTTTCAATGGCGTCGCGCGCTTCGCGCGTGGCATTGTCGAGGATCGACGCCTCAGCGAGGCTGACCGCCTTCTCGAAATCGCGCTCGCGCTTCGCCGTCAGCAGCTTGGTCTTGAGCCGGCCCAGATGCTCGATGTTTTTGATGGTATCCACCAAGCCGCGCAGCTCCTCGACGGTCATGTCGCGGAAATGAGTGCGCCCTGCGGCTTCGAGCAGATAGTCGGGCACCACCGGCTCGAAGCCGCGCTCGCGTTGCTGCTCGACCCAGGCCGCCAGGCTCTTGCGCTTGTCGATGGCCTTGAGGCTCTGGCCGACCCGCAGGTCGAAGCGTTCGAGGAGCTGGTCGATCTGGTCGCGATAGTCGGGGTCAATGGCTTTGCGCGTGCCCTCGCGCCCGAACTTGGCGAAATAGGCCAGCGCCTTTTCGACCTCGCCGCCGGCGGCGATGGCGGCGCGCGCCGAATAGAAGTTGATGAGCTGGTTGCGCTTCTCGGCTGCGGCTGCGGCGAGGTTGCCGCTGGCCAGCGCCGTCATGGCGGCCTTGGCCGCACGCGCCTCGGCGGCAGTGTAGCGGGCCGGGCGCAGGTCACGGATGCGCAGCCGGGCGATGCTGGCCTCGGCAAAGCTGCGGGCGGCGCGGGCCAGGATGTTGGGCTTACCGGTGGCTTTGGCCAGAGCTGCCAGCTCGCTCGCCACGAACCGGCCTCGCGCCTCGTTGTGCACGGCTTTGTCGGCGGCGCGTTCGATGCTGACCGGATCGGTCAAGTCGCCATATTCTTCAAGCAGTCGCTGTTCGGTGAGACCGTCGATTTCAGCCTTGGGGTCGGGCGCGTTCAACAGCGCGCGCAGCAGGGCATCGGCGTCCGCGAAGCCGAACAGCTCGGCCACCTGCTGCGGGTGGATACCGTTCTCGGTCCCGAGCATCCCGTATTTCCCATAGCCGAGCTGGTCTTTCACAGCCTTGGCGGCGGGGGCGTCGCCCAGCATGGCGTCCACCTCGGCAATAGCCAGCTTGTAACCGCCCTCGACCTTGCGTCCGTCGATCATGCCGCGCTTCAAAAACTCGCGCGCCCGGTTCTCAGGCCGCGCCATGACTTCGGCGGTCACTTCGCGCCGAACGCGAGCACGCACTGTGCGCGCTTGCCGTTGCAGGGCCTTGAGCGCCTGTGAGCGCGCGTTGGTCAGCCACTGCATGTCACGCACCGACCGGCTTGCCAGCTCGTCCTGGGCCGTTCTGGTGGCCGTTATGCCCTGCTCCTGATAGGCGCGCCAGGCGTCCTCGCTCATGCCGCTGGCGGCACGGTCGCGGAACAGCGGCAACATCGAGCGAGCAGCCTCGGCCTCAGCGATCTCGGCGTCGCTGGCCAGCATCCGGTCCATGACGGCGCGCACCTCAGGCGAGACGTTGACGCGCAGGTTTTTCGCCCGTCGGTAGACCGCCACCAGCCATGCCCGAAAGGTGGCGAACATCCGGTCGAGGCGCAGGCTGGGCGAACGCCCCGACATCAGCCGCTTTTCAAAACCACGCGCCCATTTTTCATGCGCCTCGCGGCGCTGGTCGAGGTTCCAGGATTTCCACTCGGCCAAGTCCTTGACACCCGCCCATTTGAAAAACGCCTGCATGTCGGCGACAATATCGGGCGGCGCGCCGGGGTCGCTGGCCACCTCGATATAGGTTTCGAGAAAGAAGTGCGCAGCCTCGTGCAGAAAGGTGCTGAGATCGGCGGCTTCAAGCAGGGTGATGGTGCTGGTCGCGGGCGAGAACGCACCCCGGTTGCTTTGAAACAGCGAAAAGCCATTGCGCGCCTGCTCGGCCATCGCCTGTGTCACATCAAAGCCCATATGGCCCGGCGTCCGGTCCTCGTCTTGGGTCTCCATGCCGTTGATGCCGTCGATCAGATAGACCCGCCCGGCGCGCGCTTCACGGTCAAGCAGCGCGTTCTCGGCGGCGGTCAGGCGAAGCTGGGCCTCGTCAACGGCGAGCTGCGCGTCGGCCACCGCCTGCTCCTGAAAGTCGAGCTTGGTGCCTTGTTCCTTTCGGCGCTTGCGGATTTCTGCCAGGCTTTCTCCCACGGTCTCCTCGGCAGCGGCCAGCGCCTCGCGCGCCGCCTCAAGCTGGTTTTTCGCCGCCTCGACGGCCTGTTCGTATCTCGCACGGCTACGAGCTTCTGTGGCTTTGGCGGACGTGAGCTGGTCTTGTGCTTCGGCGCGACGCCTGTAAAGCCCGGCCAGCTCGACCAGCGGCTTCGCCCGCTCCCGGATGTCATCCTGATCCCGCTTCGCCGCTTCGCCAACAGGGTTCGGGTCGAACAGCCTCAGCCCATCAGCGTCAGGCTCGGCGCGCTGGATCGGCGGGTTATCCTTGCGGATTTGGTCCAGCTCCGCCACCCGCGCGGTGAGATAGGCGATCTGCTCGGAAAGCTCATTCTCGGACAGTTGCAGCGGATGGTCAGCAATCTCGCGTTCGGCTTCCTTCAACTTACGTGTCGCAACACTCACCGGGTCTGAGTAATCGCCCCCTCCCACCGGCGTGGCGTTCTTGCCCCGAAAAGGCTTGAGCACGTCGTTGGCGACGTTGATAAGCACTCGGTCGTAGAACCAGCCGCCTTCGGCATCTTCCCCACCGTTCTGCTGCTCGCCCCTGATCCACGCGATCCGGTTGATCCTTTTATCGACGGCGTAGGCGATCATCCGCCGCAACAGCAGGGCCGCGTAGCCGGTGCCCTTGAACGGCGCGTCGGGGATACCGGAGAGGCCGTTGAGCTTGACGCGCAGCGAGGTGATGGTGTCGTAAAGACGGCGCTGCTCAGCAAGACCGGGTTCCTCGTCTTGTATTTCGCTCGCGGCGTCTCTCGCGGCTGACAGCTCCGATAGCACTTTATCGCTCCGCTCCTCGACTTCTCGCCGCGCTAGGAGGGCCGCTTCCTCTCCCTCGGTGCCCCGCGCCTCGCGCGCCCTAGCTTGGGCTTCGAACAGTTCGCTTTCTACGGCGTCCCTTAGTGTTATGGCCGCCGCGATCCGATCCGAAGCCTCCCGGAGACGAGCCTTCCACGCTTCGCGCTCTGGGAACGCCAGCACAGCGTCTAGCTCGGCTTGGGTTGCCGCCAGCTCACCCTCCAAGCGCGCTCGCTCCTCGGGCTTAAGCGCGGTATTGTAGCCCTGGTCGCGACCCTGCTGGTGCCAGTCGGACTGAATTTCGTGGATCATTAGAACGCTGCGGCCTTGCATATCGCGGCGGATGTCGAAGCGCACATGCGCCACGACACCAGGCTCTGTCCAATGCGTCGAGGGTGATGTCTTGGGGTTGCCGGCGGCACCTGGCGGCAGCCGCAGCAGCAGCTCGGTGTAATCATCGCCTTCTTTGGGGGTCGTGCGGTAGGTGTCCCAACGCGGGGCGGAGCGTTCGCGCTGCTGCCGATAGGCGCGCTCGCGGTAGCTGTCCTCCCACCCATATTCGACGGCGCGCTCCCACGCCTCGTCGCGAGCGGTGTTCAGCGCCTCCTCGGCTTCCTCGTAAATGTCAAACGGCCCATTCTGCCTCGTCCGCCGCCCGTCGGTGTATTCAACGTAAAAGCGTTCAACCACTTGTTCTTCGAGCACCGGGTCGCCGAAATCATCAACATCACCAGTTTCGACCTCTTCGATTTCGGTCTCGGTGTTAATATTGCCGTCCCACTTGTAGAGCAGCCAATCATTATAGGCCATGTTCATGTAGTCGTGTTCGAGGTCCTCATCGAGTTCAAGATACTCGTCATCTTCTGTAAGGATGGTTTCTTCGAGCTGCACGCCGTTGTTGCGCACAAAGGCCAGCACCTCGTCGCGCGTCACCGGGGCGTTGGGGTCGTCTTGGGCGCGGGTTTCCAGCCATGCTGGCAGGCCGGTCCATTCCAGCTCGTCTTTCTTGACGCCGGAAGTCTTTCGGATTGTCGCCAGCCACTGCGCCGCCGGAGCGCGAGACAGGGTGATGTTTTCGACGACGCGCTCTAGCGGGCTATAGAAAATGTCCTGAAACAGCGCTTCGTCGGTTGGCGGCGTGTCAGGCACGCGCCCTTCGGTCCACGCCCATCCGGGGAGCAGGCCGATCTTCTGGTCAGCAAACACCGTGTCCTCAAGCGCCGCCGTGCGGTTTTTCTCGGCGTAAGGACCGAAGTTCAGCCAGCTGTTTTGACCGCGCGTCTCGCTGGTCATCGCCGCCAACCCCGCCCCGGTGTAGAGACGGCTGTGCGCTTGCCAGGCGTTTTCCTCGCCGCGTGCCCGAAACCCCGCGCCCTCAAGCCCGTGACCAAAAGCGTCGTGCACCGCGCGAAACAGATCATTGGCCAAGACCCGCCGGGGTGGGCCGTCGGGGCTGCCGTCGGGCCACACAAGCCCGGTATCAGCCAGCAGCGGGTTGTCGGCTTTGTCCAAGGCGCTGGCGTCCTGTCCGTAGCCCGCTTCTGTCGAAAACACCCCCATGCGTTGATTATCCCGAAGGTCGCGCATAGCGTTCCAGGAATTGCCGCCATAGGGGTCGGTTGCGGTGTCGAAAAACCAGAACTGAAAACCCGCGTCCACCAGAGCGTCATATTGGGCGCGGGTCTGACGGATCATGTCGGCATAGGCGTCTGCCACCGCCGGGTCGTTTGGCGCGTGGGGCATCGCCTCAAAGGCGTCAGCGATGCGCCTGCCGCGCTCCGCATCGACCGGTGCGTAAAACGACTGCCGCCCGAACGGCAGCCCTATTCGTTCGGCATATCCTCGGGCGGCGGCGACAACCGCCGCGATAGGTCCGTGGAAGCCCGAAACTGATGGCGCACCCTCAAGCGGCGCAAGGCTTCCGCCCTGACCCCATCCGCTTCGGTCTCCGGCCTGTTCGGGTCGTCCGTCGTCTCGCTCGACAGATTGCTGACCGAGGTTTCCGCCGAGCCCGACGGCGGCGGCGATGCTTCTGGACGCGGCGTCGCGAGCTTCACGAACGCTCCGCTCGATCTCGGGTTGCGATACACCAGCACCATAGCCGTATTGATCCTTTGTGATGAACGCGACGTGCCGCTCGCCAAGAGCGACCTCCTTTTCAGGAAACAGCTCGCCTATCAACCTGTGTAGCGCATCGTTCGAGAGATCACCAGTGTTGAGAACGACAATTTCCCCAGCCTCGGCGTCGTAGGTGAAGCCGATCACCGCACCCGGTTCGGTTTCGTTCAATGAAAACAGTCGCGCTCCCAACGCTCGCGCTTCGCTTTCGTCCGCCGCATCGAAGCTGATGGCTCCCAGCGGGCTGCTGCCCTCAAAAGGCTCGCTGCTATCGACCACCACACTGTCTTGAGAGAGGATATACCCGAGAGCCTTTCCGGCGGCGGCGGCCTTGCCGGCGTCCTCTACAGACGCTTGAAAAGCCGGGTTGACCTCGCCCAAATACCCACCCAGCACCTGCCGAACAGCCACCGGTGTGCCTAGCAGCTCACCCACGCGCTGGGCCGCTGGCGGAGCAATCCGTGCACTGATCTCGAATTGCTGTTCGACAGTCATCGCCCGCCAGGCATCGGCCAGCACAACATTGTTCGGGTCGGGTGCTGCTTCAAAGCCGATTGTCGCCCCTTGTTCGACAAAACCCCCGCCCACCGGTGTCGCCGCGATCCGCACCGGAAAGCGTTCAAACACCTCCTCCGGTGTGCGCCCCAGCCGCCCGGCCAGCACGGTGTAAAAGTTCGCCATGTGGCTGGCATAGGTCTTGTTCACCGCATCGGTGTGCCGCCGGGCTGCGGTCAGCATATCCATCACGCGGGCCTCGACGGCGGCGCGCCCTGCGTCGGCGGCTTCGGCCTCGGCTTCGCGCGCCACCACCTGGGCGATCTCGTCGGCGAGTGCCTTGGCCTGGTCGCTGGCCATGAAGGTCTCCGCCTCGGCTTTGGACATACCGGCGGGGTCAAGCTTGACATGATCGAGCACGGCCTGCCCGAAGCTTTCATTGCTGGCGGCTGCTGTCAGCAGCTCGGCGAGCGGCACCGCCACGTCATGGCCTGCCATGCGCGCTTCATCAAACCCGGCTGCGGCGCTGGGCAGCAGCGCGTCGATCTCGACGCCCGACTGCGCCAGGCTTTCCAGCGCGTCGGGGGACAGGAACACGGTTTCACCCGGCGTGTCCTCGGCCATGTCAGCCAGCGTCTGCCGGAAGGTTTCGGGGTCGCGCGCCAGCACTTTCGAGGCGGCTGCGTTCTGCAACAAGGTGGCGAAGGCGTCGCGCACTGTGCTGGCCTCCTCGGCCTTGCGCTGCTGGCCCGTGGCGGCGCGGAACACCCGGTCGGTCGCGGTGATGATCGATGTGGTAGCCCCGACGCCCACCGCCGTGGCGATGGCGGTGCGCACCGCCGCGTCGCCGCGCTCGTCGAGATAGTCGCCAAAGGTCTTGCCCTGATTGGCCTCGATGAACGCCCAGCGGTTGAAATCTTGGGTGATGGTCGCGACCTGCTCGGTCGGCTGCTCGGCCAGCATCTGCCGAAACAGGATACGCCCGAAGCTCGCGGCGCTGTCGGCGGCGAGGTCGTTGGCCAGCAGCCGGTTGCCCAGATATTCGGTGCCGACCTCAAGCGCCGCGTCGATAGCGCCGTAGGTTGCCGCCGCCGCGTCGCCCAGCCCCGCCTCGCGGCCTTCCAGATAGCTTGCCCCGCCGGTGGTCACGCCCGCCACCGACGCGCCCAGCGCAGGGCTGCGAGTGGCCAGCGTCACCGCGCCAGACAAGAGCGAAACCGGGATGGAGCGCACACCGTCGAGCGCGGCCTGCACATAGGGGTTGTCAAGCCTGGGTGCGATCTCGTCGGCCTGCGCGCCGATGTCGGCGGCCAGCGCCCGCATCGGCTCGCCAAAGCCCAGCGCGCGGGTCGCCCAATTCACCGGAGCCGAAGCCGCGCCCACCGCGCCGGCGGCGATGTCCAGCGTCCCCGCGCCCAGCGCCCGCCCGACGTTGCGCATACCGCCCTGGGCTGAGGCGATGTCGTAACTGGTCCGCCCCATCAGCACATCATCGAGGCCGCCAATCATCCGGCGGGCAGTGCCACCCGGATCACGCACCGCCTTGCCCAGCGGCTGGGTGATGCCCTTCACCAAGCCTTCGAGCAGCCCCATTTCTTCGAGGCTGTCGTGCAGGATCGGCGCGGCCTGCGGGCGTCTGGCAATGCTGGCGGCAAGCTTGGGCGAGGCGTCAAGCACCGGCTGCGCGTCCTCGCTGCGCGCCGCGCGTTTGAACGCATCGCGGTTGACTGTGACTGCACCCGGCGGCACGCCAAACCGGCGAGCGAGCTGCTGGTCTTTCGCAGCCTCGTCGGGGTTGGTCTCCGCCGCGAGCAGAAGCGCTACGCCGCTGGTCTGGGCGTCGTTATCGCCGAGCATCAGGTGCCCCTTCCGTGGCCGCGCGGCGGCGGTATTCCCGGATGATCTGCTCGGTCGTTGCCGCGACGCCCCGCGCAGCCAGATCACGCTCGATCCCCCGACGGGTTATCGGCGGTATCTCGTCCAGCGTGCTGACGGTCATGGCGCGGAAGCGCGGGCTGGTCGCCGTCGTCACCATACGCCGCTCGCCGCCAAACCACCCGGTTTCGGTGTGGCGTGTGGTCAGCACCGCGTCGCCCAGCAGATAAAGACCAATGTCGCGCTTCTGCTGGCTCGTCAGCTCGCCCTTGTTCTCGCGCCGCGCCTTGGCAAGCGCATCCATATAGGCGCTCTGAAAACGAGCGTAGACGCGCGCGCGCTCGGCAGCCGCTTCTTGGGTCTTTTTGTCCTTGGCGGTGCTGACGCTGGGCGACATGCTAATACCGGCTGCGGCCAGCTCCCCCTTGATGGTCGCCATGCCTTCGGTGAAATCCTGAAAGGCCCCGTCGGCGATATGCTTGTCCAGTGCGCGGAGCTGGTTTGGCGTGAGCCTGCCGATGTAGTCGGCCCGCACCGACTTCCACTGTTCTTGGAAAGCATCAGGATCGACATCGCGCAGCGCTGCCAGCTCGGTGTAGACCGCCGCCTTGCTCTCGGCGTCTCCCGCGCCGCCACCCCCGCCGCCACCCCCGCCTGTGGCCCGAGAAAGAGCCATGGCCGCGTCGAGGTTGCCGTCGGCTTTGAGGGCTGCATAGAGAGGAGCGGGCAACGCCACCGGGGGTGCGCCGGGGTTGCGGATGAAGAACTCCTGCACCTGCCCCAAAATGGCGCGCCGCTCCTCGGTCTGGGCTTGCCGCACCTGGGCCGCGTAATAGTTGACGCGCTGGGTGGTGGCGTCGCGCAGCTCGGCGCTGATCTCGCCGGCTTGATACAGCTCGCGAAGCTTTGTCAGCATCTGCATTTCGGTGCCGCCCTGGGCGATAAGGCTGTCGGCCAGGTCGGTGCTCTCGGCCTTGATGGCTGCCTGCTTCACCGCCGCCCGGAACTTGGGCATCTGGGTGGCGTCGATCTCGCTTTCGTGCCGGGCAAGATACTCGCGCGCCTCGGCCCCCCGGTCGCGGGCCATCAGGCTGTCGAGCACCGCGCCGTGGTAGTTGGTCAAGGCTTTCGTCTGCAACAGCTCGGCAGCCTCGGGAGAGAGGCCGCGCAGCTCGGCGATCCGCGCCGCCGTCTGCCGGGTCAGCACCGCGCGGCTGGCCAACAGCGGAATGTCGAAAGGGCTGGCAGCCGCGTCGTTGGCGTAGGTCGAGAGCTGCGCCTCAGCTTGGGAGGCGTTATACCCATCGGCCTCGCGCATGGTATGTGCCGAAATCCGCTCGCGCGCGCTATTCAAACGGCTCGCCGCAGCGGCCTCAAACAGAGCCTGTTGCCGCCCGGTCTTGAGCAGCGCACTCGCACGCTCGCGCGCAGCCTCGATCCGCTTTTCAGCCTCGGCAAAACCGTCGATGGCGTTCTTGCCTTTTGCGCTCAAAAAACCTTGCTCGGGATCGTTCAGCAACGCCGTCAGCTCGGTCGAAAGCAGCACGTCGGCCTCGCGCACCCGCGCTTCGTCGATAGCGCCCTGCACCCGTGCGGCCAGCTCGCTCATCTGCTGGCCGGCGCTCTGGATGGCGCGCCCCGGTGCTGTGGCTGCCGCCTCGCCGATCGAGTTGTCGAACCGCGCGCCGCCGCCGCGCTCTATCCCGACGCGGAAATTGTCGTAAACAGGAACCTGCACCGGCATCAGCGCAGCCCTTTGAACAGACCGGCGAGGTCTCTTTCCAAATTGCCCAGCGCCAGCCTCTCGTCAAAGCGCGCGCCCCGCCCCGCTTTGCTCCTGTTCTTCGCGCCCATCTCCCTGGCGGCATAATTGGTGACGCTGGTGCCCAGCGATATGGCCGCCGCCATGAACGGAGAGATGGCATCCGCCGTCATGCGCGCAGTGCGGGCCTTGTTGCGATAGTCCGTGGCCTGGATGCGGGCGTTGCCTTGGCTGCGAATGGCGTTGGCATCGATGGTCAGCGCGTCGATCTCGCCCATGATCTCGGTGGACGCGAGCTGCGCCGCCGCGCTGCCCACGCCCAAATCAGCCCCGCCGGCGGCGATGGCCACCCGCTGACCGCTCTTGATCTGACCGGTGCGCAGGCGCTGTGCGACAATGGCCTGCTCGCCTGCCTGCCGCGCCAGTCGCCCCTCGTCGTCGGCAAGCCGCGCGTTCAGCTCGGCCATATAGGCTTCGCTGCGCAGCGCGGTGCGCTGGCCGCTGGCGGTATAGAAAGCCCCTGCCGCCGAGGTCAGCGCCCCAAAGCCCTGCGCGGCCAGGCCCACATCACACATGCGACGCCTCCGGGGGGTGCCCCATCTCGAAGCGGTGGAAAGGCAGCCCGGCCACGCCAAACGGCTCAGGCGGATGAACGCGGAAACCAGCGCGCCTGATCCAGCGCAACGCCGAAGTGTTGCGGGCGTCAACCATGTTGACGAGGTGGGGGAAAGAGCGACGCACCCGGTCCAGATACGCTGAAACAGCAGGCCCATGTGTTGCGAGGATTTTGCCCGCGCCGGGTGCGCCCAGCGCCCAGGGCACCGCTGTCGGCGCGAAAGGGTTGGGGGCCACGACACCAAACAGCAGCAGCAGCTCGCCGCATCGCGTCACCGCCTGCGGGTCGAGACTGGTTTCCACGGCGCGCCGCAGCGCCAAGAGGATATTGCCGCTTGAGGCTTCGACTTCCCGCCGGTCGGCTTCGCGCAGCCGGGGCGCAAGATCGTCGGCGTCCGCCAGGGTGGCGGGCCGTATTTCAACCCCCAACCGCAACATCAAGCGCAATCGACACCACGGTCAGCGGCAGTGGCTCGGAGATGCGGATGCACACCTGCCCGTTGGCCTGCCAGGCCGGCGGCACCGCCACGCTGATAACTTCGTCGCGCAGCCGGATCGGCTCACCCATCGGCTCGGTGGTGCGCGCCTTGTTGTCCACCAGCCGGTCGAAGCTCGGGCCGATCAGGAAATGCCCCGAGCGAAACACCCGCACGAACGCCTCGTTGATGCCCTTGACCCGGCTCTGGCCATAGCCCTGCGCCTCATAGGCCAAGGGCAAAGACTGCATTTCGGCCTCTATAGGCAGGCCCACCACCACGGTGGTAGCGGGAACTTCGAGGTCTATGGTGCCGGCCAACACCCGCTTCGGGGTCAGCGGCGCGCCGTCGGCCAGCACCGAGACGGTTTCGCCGTCCAGCCAGCCCAGCCCGCTCACCTGGGTGACGGGTTCCTCGAACGTCTGCATGACGCCAGCGTCAACGAAAAATGCCTGCTCGGGCGTCGTCTGCTGGCGGGTAGCCATGCGCTCGATGAAACGCACCGGGGTGTCGCCCTCATCGTCGATGATCCGGCTGGTCACAGCGTAGAGCACGTCCTCATTGCCCTCGGCCACCACCGCGACACTCTCGAAGCGCCCCTGCTTGGCGGTGTCGTGCCAGTGCCAGGCCCCGATATTCTCCTCAGGCACGTAGGTCAGTCCCAGCAGCTTGCCGCTCGATGAAACCGCCCAGACAACCGGCAGCGGGGCCTTGGCATAGGCCAGATCGATAATCTCGAACGTGTCGAACAGGTGGGGCGCGCGCAGGCTCAAGTCGCCGGTGATGTAGCCGTTGCGAGCGTCGCTGTAGGCCAGTTCACGGATGTGCCCGCCGCGAGCCGCAGCGAATATGAGGTTCGAGTTGACCAGAACCGGCTGGGCCTGGGCGCTGCCGATAAAGCTCTGGGGCCGGATGCTCAGCGCCTCGTCCGCCGCCAGCGCCCCGCCAGTCGCGCCGGCCACCCGCCATTCGGTAGCGTCCGCGAGCAGCATGAGATTGTCGAGAGGCAGGATGTGGCGGATGGTGTTGCGCTCGCGCGCCGCCACCCGAAAGGATATGCTGTCGTCAGCGCGGATCGGCAGACTGTAGTTGAGGCTGGTCTCGGTGCCGGAGCGGGTTGCCCAGACGTTGCCCGGCGCGTTTATGGTGCCGCCAAACCAGCGGCGCTGCTCGAAATACCCCACCGCGCCGGGGTAGTTCCCATCCCCGACAAACGGGTTCACCGCCAGCGGCGGGGTCTTGGACAGGTCGGGCGCGATGTTGTCGTCGGTGAAGCTGAGATTGGTCGAGGAGCCGATGTAGCCAAACAGGCCGTTGTTCTGCTTGTAGATGTTGTAGCGTTCAGCTCCCGGCACAGCGTTCCAGACGATGGTGTTGTAGGCCCCGGTGTCAAAGAGGTTGTTCAAACAGCGCGCAGCGCCCTCCCGCCCGACCGTGCCGCCGCCCAGATAAGCCGCGAAGCTGGTGGTATCGAGCGGTGTGCTGTTGACCTTGACCGTGATCTGCACAGAAGTCACGACCGGCGAGCCAAACGTGGTGATTGTGTTGATCTGGTAGCTGTTGTTGTTGACCTCGTTCATGCCGCCAACGCCGCTGACAAACACCGTGTCGTTGACTGCCCAAGTTTGCGCATCAGGACCGAGCGTGAACACGCCGGGGTCGTCCTGCGTGATGTTGGTTATGGCCACGAGACCACCGCCGGCTGAGGCGGGGCTTTCATCGAGACCGTTGTTCGCAACCGCCGTCACGACATAGGCTTGCAGCAGCGGCGGGCCGGGGTTTGAAACGGCGGGCGTCGCCGTGGCGAATACTCCCGCCGGCGGGACCAACGCCGACACGAACGCGATGGTGACAAGCTGCCAGTTGGTCGGCCCGAGCCGCCGCAACTCACGGGGTGGGTGGTTGGGGTGCACCAAGGTCAGAACGTCGCCCGACTGTGTGGTGTGTATCGAGAACAGCTCATCGTCCTGATAGGGGTGGTTTACTTCATAGGGCGCGCCGTTGAGCAGGATGGCCGCGCCTTGTGTAAAAAACCGGAGCGTGCCCGCGCCCGACATTTCGATCACCAAGGTCTGGTCCTGGGCAAACGTGAACGGGAGTAGCCGCGAGCGGTTGGTTCGGCTCTTAGCGTTGCGCACGAAAGCGAACCCGGCGCGGTTCTCGACCGGGCCGTGCGGCTTGACGACAAAATTGCGGCACCGCGCCAGCCCGGTCTGGTATTTGGTGTCGGCGATATTGCCCCAGAACTCGGGCGTGACTTCACCGCCGGAGAAGCTGCGGGCGAATGTGGTGAGGTTCGGCATCAGCGCCCTACGATCCAGGGCGTCACAGGGTCATTCCGCCGTCGCTGCTGCTGGGCGTCGCTGGCTTCGGCTTTACCCAGGGTCAACATCACCATGGCCTCGGCAGCGCGCGTGGCATCGCGCGCGGCGTCCCCCTTGAGCACCGGCCCGGCGAGGTGCGAAGCGAGCTTCCACGCCAGCGCATCGACAAACAGGGGGGTGAACTTGGTGGGGTCGGTGATGCGCACGCTGATCCGGGCGCTGGCCAGAGGTTCGTTGGTCAGCAGGATCACATCGCCGTTGGGCAGGGTTTCGGTCTCGAACTCGACTTGAGAGTAGCCGACGCCGCTGGTCAGCGCCCCACCCAGCCCAGCGTTGTGCCCTGACCCGTAGAGATCATCGGTCGCGTCTGCCGCCGTGACGCCCCAGACCTTGAGCGCGCCGGCGGGCAACGCATAGGCGTAACGCCAGGCCGGTGTCGTGCTGGCGAGCTGGGCCAGGTTGTTGGCGCGACGGGTGGCGAAGCCCCAAGCGTGCATCTCAAGCAGCGCATCGCGGGCAATGGGCAAGAACCGGGCGCAGTGCTCGGCTTGGGCGCTGCCCTCGGGCGGATCGAGGCTCGACACGCTGGCGTCATCGCCCAGATGGCTGAGCGCAAGGTTCGCAATGTCCACATCAGACGCCATGCTGGTCCCTCAAAAATTGAGGAGGCAGGTTGCCCCGCCTCCTCAGTTGGTCTGCCCCACAGGGGGCCGGGGGGAAGCGGTCAGGCGAGGGCGGCATCCGATGCCTGAACAGCGGCCTGCGCGTTCTTGGCAGCCTCCTCCGCCACCGCTGCGGCAGCCGCCGCCTCGGCGTCAGCCTTCGCCTGCACGGCAGAATTAGCGTTGGTAGCCTTGGCTCTGGCGGCTCTGTCCTTGGCAATGGCCGCTTTGAGCGTTGCGTCGCCAGAGGCCATAACCGCGTTCTGTGCTGCCATCGCCAAGGCCACCGCCTCGCCGATCAGCTTGGCCAGGTTCTCCTGCTCGACACCGCCGGGGGTCGGGTTTTCGGCGCGAAGCTTGGCGATCCGGGCCGGGTTGATCTCCTCGTCATACTCGCGCTTCTTCTCGCGCGCTGCCGCGTCGAGCGGTTCGAGGTTGTGGCCGGGCCAGCCGTCATACTCGACCTCCTCGCCGGCTTCGACGATGCGGTCGATGATGAAGGACTTTTCGAGAACGCGATAGCGAGGCATGGGTGTCTCTCCGGGTTAGAGGATGGCGTAGCCGCTGCGAAACAGCATGTTGCGCACATCCTGCATGTCGTGGACGATGGCGGCAAACACCGTATGGGTCGCAATCGCGCCGGTGTTGAACGCACGAAAGCCGATGTAGCGGCGCGGCGCGCGCGGCGCGATCCGGCCCCAGTCGAGGGACACCAGCGTGCCCGCCGGCAGCGCGGCAATCGGCAGGTCGTCGGTCTGCCGGATCACCTCAACGTTGGTGGACAGGTTGGCGTCGTCGGACTGGCAGAGCTGGTAGCGCACCAAAGTGCCAACGGTCGGCGCGGTCAGGACGCTGATCGAGAGTTTCAGCTCCTCGCCCATGCCAAGGTCGCGGACCTGATTGC